CGCAGCCAGACCAGGATCAGGGCGTTTAAACCCACGTCGCAGTCGCGGCAGACGGGGATCCAACCGTTGCCCAGGGCGCAGATGCTCCACTGGAAGACGGAAGGCTTGCCGCACCGGGCGCAGGGGACGCGCCCGATGCCGGCGGTGGTGTACGGGGTGGACCTCACGCGAACAGTTCGTGCTGGCCGGTGAACTCGGCCGGGAGCTTGTGACGCTTCCGGTGATTGCACGACGAGCAGGAGCAACAGAGATTCAGGACCGCGTGTGCGCCACCCCGGGCCAGAGGCACGATGTGGTCAACGTGGCGGTCGCTTTTCTTCACCGGCTTGCTACACCAGTAACAGGTGATCCGTTCGGCGGTTCGGACCATCCTATAGAACGCCGCGATGCCCTTCGGATCGACGGTAGAGTGACGCTTGATTGCTCGTCGCCGGGCGAGCTTCTGCTTAATCTTGTCCCGATGCGTACGGACGTACTTCGCGCCGTAGCGTGCGACACGTGCTGGGTTCGCGCGCCTCCAAGCGGCGTTCGTTTCTCTTTCCCGAACGACGTTTGATTTTCGCCACGCTACCCGCGTCTCCGGATGAGACTTGATCCAAGCGGATGCGCTTTGCAGGTTGCATCGCTTGCAGAAGGCCTGGTGCCCGTCCTTTGACCGTCGGCGGCGGTAAAAGTCGCTCAGGGGCTTGGCGACTTTGCACTTCGAACATCGCTTGGTAATCTTTCCGTCAGGCATGGCCGGCTCCTAGAAAGCTGGTCGTGTTCAGAGCGGGCAGGCCGTCGCAAGCGGCTTGCCCGTTCGCATTTTATCATGCCTGAATCATAGTTCCAAGCGGACTATGATTATGCCGCACCCTTCGACTTCACGCCGCCCCGGTACTCTTGAAGGGCGACTCCGAAGTCGTGATAGCCCCGCATTTGTATCCCTAACTGATTAAAATCCGCGTCCGCCTGCTCGACCACCGGGGTCTCGTTGCCGTTCAGGAATGCGGCCTCGATGACCGGCACGTCGTTGGGATCCGCCAGTAAATACCAAGCAACCGCAGAATTCCCGGTTATCGCGGCGTTGGACAGGTACGGCGAGCCGACGACGTTGAACGATCCAGCGAACGGGTTGCTGGTGCCAGACACGTTGTTGGCGGTCGTCGTCCGGATCTCCGTGCTGTTCATCAACTGCTTCGCCGGGACGGTCAGCGCGTTGGGTACGAGCAGTATCCGTGGCGTCGCGGCGAACGGGTTGCCGTCGGGGTCGGTCTGGCTGAGGAACGCCGTCTGCGCCCGGGTCAGGCCCTCGATGTTCAGCCGGCTGTCGTTCGTGTCGACGGTGACGCCGGTCAGGTAGTTGGCGTTGCCGGCGGCGAAGAACGCCGAGTTGTTCATGAACGTCGTCCAGAACACCAGGTTGAACTTCAGCGCGCCGCCGCGGCCGAGCTTGCGCGGCACGTCGGTCAGGGCGCCGAGGTCGTCGTTGATGATGTCGCGGCGGTCGATGCCGAACATCCGGCCGTAGGTCTTGGCCTGGTTCGAATACTCGGTCTCGCCGACGGTGGCGTGCTTGAGCTGCCCGCCCGGCGCCACCTCGATGTAGGTGAAGTCGCCCGACAGCGAGTAGCTGTTGACCTCGCGGAAGTCGGTGACGGGACGCCGCGCGGAGATCCCGCGCCAGGACTGATCGACCCCCTCGAATCCCATGCGCAGGAAGCGGTTCGCCACGCTCGACAGGATGTTCGGCAGGCTCATCGTGCTGACACCCGACGCCCGGATCATCGGGTGCGGCTCGGCGAACGCGGCGCGGAGCAGGGGGCCGACGTTGCGGGTGCCCAGCGAGTCGTGGCCGTTGCGGCGGGCGAAGAACGTCAGGACCTCGCCCAGCCCCAGCCCGTGGCGCCAGCGCTTCTGCGCGGCCTCCAGGACCGGTTCCTTGAACTGCTTCTCGGGGCTCTCGATGCCGCCGGCGAGGCAGATCGCGGCCTCGACGACTTCGCCGCCCATGCCCTGGTCGGGGTCGCGCCCGGTGCGGCCGGTGGCCTGCGGGCGCGTCGCACGGAGCAGCTCCAGCTCGAAGCGGTTGGTGTCCCAGTCGCCGGCCATCGCCTGACGGCTCAGCGCCTCGATGATCTGGAGCTGGCCGGGGCTCTCTTGGAGGGCGGCGGCGGTGAGATCGACGATCTTCTGCTGGCGCTCCTCCTTCTGCCGCTGTTGCGCCAGCACGCCGTCGAGGCTCTGCGTCTGGGGGGTGGCGCGGGCGGTCACCGTGGCGGTGCCCGCGCCGGCGCCGGCCGTGCCGCCGTTGCCGTTGCCGGCCGCGCCGGCGGTGACGCCGTTGCCCCCGCCCTTGGCGGCCTGCTCGGCGTCGAACTGGGCCCTGAGGACGGTTCGCACCGCGTCGGACAGATCGCCCGCGATGCCCTTGGCTTCAAGCCATTGCTCGAAGTTCATAGGACTTCCTTTTGCCGCCGTGGCGGCGATGCGGGCGGACGTGTTGTCGTCGGCCCCTAGGATGACGAAAGAAACCTCGCCCAGCACGGTCTTGCGGGCGACGTGGATTGGTCCGTTGAAGGTCTGACCGTTGACCTTGGCGCTGCTGCCTTCGGGAACGAACTCCCGGTTGAGCACGCGGGCGCCGATGCTGGCCTGGAAGCGATAGCCCCGATCATTCAGGGCGATGACGTGGCGGGCGCGCTCGGACTCGCCGAACACTTTCCCCTCTACGAAGAGGGTGTTTGCCTCAACGCGAATCGAGTCAGTCTGGCCCAAAACCGATTCGAGACTCGGATCGTGGTCGATCAAAATCGGTCTGGCCGAATTGCCGGCGTCAATGCCGCTCAAATCCACCACGACGGGATAGTGAAAGGCCCCCACGGTCATTGGGCCGCCCGTGTACGCGACCATTTTGAACTTGCGCGCCTTCGTTTCCCCGTCGCCGCTCTTGGCCTCGATGTCGATGCTGCCCGCCAGCAAGTCGAGTCCGTCGGCCTTCGGTGCGCTGGCTCGGATGATTTCGGGGAATCGAGTTTTCATGGTCAGTCTCTAAAGTTGTTGACCGCTGATAGCCGAATCGCTATACGTGTCACCCGTGCAGATCGCCGACCGAGTACGCCAAGCCATGCTCGCCGATGGGCGGACCCTCACGCAGATTGCGTCGGCGGCGAAGGTCAACCGGATAAACCTCTACCAGTTCAAGGCCGGCACCCGGTCGCTCGGCTTTGACTCGCTCTACCGAATCGCCGAAGCGGTCGGACTGGAGATCACCGTGCAGCCGAAGCGGCGCAGGTCGAAATAGTCGCCTCTGTTGCCACTTCTTTTTTTGTCTTGCAATCTAGCCACATGGCTATATCATCCACCCGCTTCGTACTGCTTTGCATCGCTCCGCTCGGCGTCGCTGCGCCCCGTAGCGCACTGTGACTCGGCGCGACTCAACGTCTCTTTTTGGAGGTCCGATGATCCGCTGCACCTGTCTCATCGTGGGCATCAGCCCGTTCAGCTTCTCCGCTCCGACCCAGACGCCCCGGAACACCGGCGAAGACCACTGGGCACACGAGCAGCGCATCTGGCGGGAACGCATCCACCGGGACAAAACCGGGGAAGCGTTCATCTCGCCGATGGCGCTCAAGAACTGCCTCAGCGAAGTCGCCAAGTACCTGTCCGAGTCCGTTCCGGGGAAGGGCAAGGCGACGTACACGAAACACTTCGAAGCCGGCATCACGGTCATCGAACCGCTGAAGCTCGGCGTGCAGGCGGAAGCGATCGACGGCGAGAAGCTGTATCTCCCGTCCGACGGCGTTCGCGGCTCCGGCAAGCGGGTCTGGAAGATTTACCCGTATCTGCCCGAGTGGCAGGCGCGGGCGGAAATCCTGCTACTCGACCCGATCATCAAGCCGGAGAAGGTTCAGGAGTATCTGACGTTCGCCGGGCAGTTCATCGGGCTCGGCAGGTTCCGGCCCCGCAACAACGGCTTCTACGGGCGATTCACTGTGAAGGACTTCAAGTCGGAGAAGGTGTCTCCGGCGGCTTTGTCGGCCTAATCCTCGCCGTGCCCCTCGCTGCGCTGCTTGGCAGCACTTCGCACCGTGGCTCGGTGCATCGCGGCGCGTGGCCACGCTCCTCAACGCAACGATCTTTTATGGGGAGCAACCGACATTTGCGCTGGGCAACGCATCACTGCTCCACGCAGGGCCGCGCTAGGCAGCGCACCGCCGCACTTCGCACTGCCCCTCTCCGCAACGCGACGATCATTAAAATGGACCAACTATGACCATCAAACTCGGACCCGACGGGATCAGCCGCTTCCCTCACATCAGCGGCATGTCGCCCCGGACGATGAAGCTCATTGAACGCCTCAAGACTATGAAGCCGGGCGACGCGGTTTCCGACGCCGAACTGACTACTGTTGCAGGAGCCAGCACTGCCGTAGGTGGCGACGCCTACGCGAATCTTATGAGCGCCTGTCGCTACGTCCTTCGGCATGAGGGCATCGTGCTGGAGCGTGTCGTCGGCGCTCACGTAATCAAGTGCCTCAACGGCCCCGAGACCGTCACGTCGGTCGAGCGCGGCCGGGAACGGATCGGTCGGCGCGTCAGACGCGAAGTGTCAAAGCTCCGCGTGGTTGACGTGTCCCAACTCCCGGCAGGGGAGAAGACAACGGCCCTGGTCCTTCGCGCCCAGCTCGGCGCGCTGTCCACATATTCGAGCGCCGGCACCGCCAAGAAACTCGCGGCGTCACCGGACCTCGAAAGCTGGCAGGAACGCCAGCGGAAGATGCTTAAGTCGATGTAGCCACGCCACGCCTCTCGCTACTGAGCAACGCGGCTCACTGCACCGCACTGCATCGTCCCGCCTTGCAACTCAACGCGCCTCGTCGGCTGTCTCGGCGGCTTCTTCTTCGCCGTCGGCTTCGCTGGCGTCCTCCGTCGCCTTGGCGGCGGGGGGCGCTGGCGGGGGGCCGAAAATCCCCTGCACAACCAATTTCCGATACTCCGGCAGACTCACCCCTAGCGACTTCGCCGCGCTTTCCTGTTCCTTCTCCCAGTCCCGGCCCTCGCGGGCGTATTCGTAGGCGATCGTCGTCGTGCCGTTCTTCAGTGCCTCGGTGCGGGCGCTGGCCACCTTGCCGGGGTCGGCGTGGTGACCCAGCGACGGCCAGAACCATTGATGCGGGAAGCGGTCCGGCAGTCGCGACGGGGGCACGTCGCGCACCTTCCGCCATTCGGTCAGCCACGTGTCGAGCAGGCGGTTCAATTGGACTTCCAGGCGGGCGCGGTCGACGGCGACGGCGTTCGCGTAGCGCTGGCCGTCGAGGTAGCTGGCGGACATGTTCGCCTTGCTGCTGTTCAGCGCGGCGATCGTCCAGGGCATCCCCAGGCAGCGGGCGATTTCCTCGAGCTTCTTGTCAACGAAGTCGCCGTACGTCGTCACCGGCTGTTCGGCCGACACCTGCCCCAGCTTCCAGCCCTGCGGAACGACGGTGGCCATCCGGCGGGTCAGCTCGACCGTATCCATCGCGGCGATCTCCGTCGTCGCGGTGCCTTCTTCGGGGGGCGAGTCGGAGTAGAGCACGGCGGCGAAGTCGGCGGCGGTCTCGGCGGCGGCGATGACGGCGGCGCAGTAGCGGCGGAGCTCGGCGAAGAGCTGGATCGCGGGAGTCAGGTCCGGCACCCCGCGGTGCTGGCCGGGTCGGTCGGGCCGGTAGTAGTGCAGGACGAACTTCGCCGGCCACGAATCGAAGTCGTCGCGGCCGTACAGCCCGGCGACGGCCAGCCCGCCCGGGTGGTAGCGCAGCACGCTGTAGGTGCGCGGGTTGCCGTAGCGGTCAAACTCGATGCCGTCGACGACGGAGTCGGTCGGCAGGAACGTGAAGGGGTCGGTGATCTGGTCG